GAAGGGCAGCGCGTGAAAGACCGTGACATCATTGCAGCAGCGATAGCCGAGCAAGCCCGCATTATCGAGCGCGAGGCTGAGATAGCTAAACAACCGAAGAAGAAACGGTTCAAGTTTTGAAGCTTAAGCTGGAAGTCTGGCGCTCCGACCACAATCGCCATGAATGCCATTTCTTCCTTCCGGGCGATGGCTCGGGCTATCAACCGGATGGTCGTTACTTTCTTGGCTACAACCCGCAGCTAATCAACGAAGTGCAAATCCAGCGCATATTGGAAATCCTGAATGCCTCCGTTGAGTGATTTCAGCACCTATGCATTTCCATTAGTTTATCAGATCGGCCCCAAGCCCATCAACGTCCTCAAGGTCAAGCACGGCGTCACCGAAGTATCGCTATCGAACGGCAAACTGGTGCGTCTCTCGCTTCATGTTGATGGCGTAGAGCTAGATCAGGAAGACCACCTCAACGTATCCTATAACGTGGTTGTCGAGACGATGGCAGAGCCCATCAATCCGATCATGGATGTACACGAGTCCGTACAATAGAAAACGTGGCGCTGTGCCACGGATATCTTTCACAGCAACCCCCAATGGAAAATAATGGAGACTGACTGATGAAACTCGCTCGAATCGGGTTTGCTGTGGCCGCGCTTGTAGCGGTTACTGTCCCTGCCTATGCTGCCGGAATGTTTTCGAATCTGCCCGTTGTCAGTGGCGCCGCCTATTGCGCCCTGTATGCCGGCGACGGCGTGACCTGCGCGGGCAATGTCCCGGCTGGTCCGACTACTCTGACCGGCAACGAGCGCATCCCGGCCGATACCGGACTGCCCAACGGCAACCAGCCGCAGACGGTCTACCTTGACATTAGCTCGCTTGGCGCCGGCCCGACGCAATACTCGGTTCCCGTGACCACCAACACCGTGACGGTTCTGCCGACCACCCGCACCGTGATTGTGGACCCGGCCGGCACCATTGCCGCGCTGACGCTGCAACTGCCGGCGGCGTCTGGTTTGGTGGACGGCCAGCGGCTCAACTTCTGTTCGACCCAGGTCATCACCACCCTGACGGTGACGGACGGCGCGGGTGCGACGGCACAGAACAAGCCCACCGCCATGACGGTTCCGCTCGCGACCGGCGCGGCATCATGCGTGGAGTGGGTCTACGTCACCTCGCAGACCAAGTGGTTCCGCGTTCAGTAATCCTGTTGGATCGATAGTTAACCGGCCATCTGGGAAATGGTGGCCGGCTTCTTTTCAATGGCTTAGGCCCAATAGGAGTTACCCCCCATGGCTGCAATTAATAAATTCCTGCAAGGGTTCCGGCTCGTTACCGGCGATGCCTTGAACGGGCTGATCAACGCAATACCGGGCGGCTCTGTTACGCTGCTTGCGGTCAGTGGTGCAATCGACCCGCACACTTCCCAGACCTACGTCATCACCAAGGCCGGTGTACTGGCTGACACCTTGGCGGCTCCCACGGCCGGAACCGATGACGGCACCGTCATTGTCGTCACCTCCAACACGGCCAATGCCCATACCATCACGGCAACCGGGCTGTTGCAGGACGGTTCGACCACGGTCAACGTGGCGACCTTCGCGGCCAATCCCGGCGCCAGTCTGACGCTGATGGCGTATCAGGGCAAATGGAACGTGCTGTCACAGAACGCGATTACGTTCTCGTAATGAGCCATGCCAGTCCTTAGCAATCACAAGCACGAACTATTTGCCCAAGGGCTGGCAGACGGCAAATCCGCAGAAGAAGCCTACCGGCTCTCGGGGTATAAACCGAACCGGGGAAATGCCGCTACACTAAAGCACAATCAAAGCATTTTAGCTCGCGTGTCTGAATTGCTTACTGAACGTGAAGCCATTCACGCACAGGCGACCGCTGATGCGATTAAATCAACTGGGCTTACCAAGGCATGGGTGATTGAAACGCTTGTCAGCAACGTCGAGAGGGCGATGCAGGCCGAAGAGGTCAGGGATCGTGAAGGTAACGGCCTCGGCGAATATCAGTATCAGGGATCGGTCGCCAACCGGGCGCTGGAATTGCTCGGCAAGCATCTCGGCATGTTCATTGAGAAACATGAGCTGACCGGCAAGGACGGCGGCGCGATCCAAACCCAGGAACTCAAGGCAAGCGATGCACTCGCTGATCGAATCTCTAGCGTCATTGCCCGAAAAGGATCGGACGGACATACTGGCAAGCCTAACTGAGGCGCAATCGGCGGAGCTTCTGTGGGACTGGCAGGCATGGGCGCGGCCGAACCAATTACCCCCCGAGGGCGATTGGATGACCTGGTTGGTGTTAGCCGGCCGTGGCTTTGGCAAGACCCGCTGCGGCGCGGAATGGGTGCGCGAGGAAGTCACATCGAGACGAGCTAATCGCATTGCGTTGATTGCTGAAACCCAAAAAGACCTTGAAGAGGTCATGGTGTTTGGTGAAAGCGGGATAGCATCGGTCTTTCCGCCGCATCAAAAGCCCAAGATCACTAAGAAGCCGGTTCGGATCGAATTTCATACCGGCGCGGTAGCCTATGGCTATAACGCGACCGAACCGGATCAGTTGCGTGGTCCGCAGTTTGATTGTGCGTGGGGTGACGAATTAGCCAAGTGGCGGTACGCTAGAGAGACGTGGGATCAATTACAATTCGGCTTGCGGCTGGGCAATCGGCCACGGCAGATCATCACCACGACGCCGCGACCTATAACTATTTTGAAGGAAATCCTATCCGCGTCAACTACAGTTGTGACGCGGGGTATTACCACCGACAACCGGGCGAATTTAGCCCCATCGTTTATCAAGTCCATTACGGACAAATATGCTGGGACACGTTTGGGCCGGCAGGAACTATCCGCTGAAATTCTTGATGATGTACCCGATGCGCTGTGGACCAGGGCGGCCTTAGATCGTGACCGTATCGCACTTGGTAAGCTGCCGATCCTTAAGCGAGTTGTTGTCGCGATTGATCCTGCTGCGAAGCTCAACGAAGTGCCAGAGGATGGGGCCGCTACAGGTATCGTGGTTGCGGGAGTCGGAGAGGACGGACGCGGCTACGTGCTGGACGATGCAACTTGTCGGGAAAGCCCAAATGGCTGGGCACGCAAGGCCATTGCCTGTTTCGATCGATATGAGGGTGACTGTATCGTCGGCGAAGTGAACAATGGCGGTGATATGGTCGGCAACACTGTCAAGGTTGTCCGTCCGACGATTCCCTTCAAGGAAGTCCGCGCCTCCAAGGGCAAATGGACACGGGCTGAGCCGATCGCTGCGTTATACGAGCAGGGGCGCGTTTCGCATGTCGGCACCTTCGCGGCACTTGAGGATGAAATGGTTAACTTTGGACCCAACGGGATGGCGGGGGAGGCTTCGCCTGATCGCGTGGACGCTTTGGTGTGGGCCTTGACCGAACTATTCCCAGCGATTGTGAAGAAGGTAGTCAAGACCGTGACCGCTCCGAAGTCCAATGATTATCACTCGCCCCAATCGTGGATGGGCTGAACATGAACGTACATATCTACTGCGATTCAAGGTATCCGGTTTACGAATTAAACTTTGTGCCATCTTGTTTTGCAAAGTCCATTGAAATCAGCCGTGAGTTCTACGAAGAAATTCTAAGCGTTTCCGCCGCCTATGAGGCCATTCAGGATAAGCTTGCGGATTTGGCGAGAGAAGAGAACTCCGCCTCCGTGCCGGAGCCGAAGATTACCCCGGCCGAAATTGACGCCATCAAGGCATCGACGCCAATAGAGGATGAACGATCCATTCAAGCTGCGCTGGATGCTTTCAATGCGCGAGTGAAGGGCGCCTAAGTGGATAAGCGTTTCACCCCGCACGAGGAAGAAAAACTAATCACGCGGGCGCAGAAGCAATTCAAGTCCTTCATGGACTGGGAAGGCGAGTTTCGCGAGTCGTTCACGGACGACGTGCGCTTTGCCAATGGTGACGCCGACAACCGCTGGCAATGGGAAGAGGCGATGTTGCAGTCGCGGGACTTCGACAACGCTCCCTCGATGACCATCAATATGACATTGATCCATTGTCTGTTGGTGCAGAACGACATCAAGAAGAATCCCCCCGCCATTACGGTACGGCCTACGGGTGGAGGAGCCACAGCCAAGTCGGCCGAAGTCTACGGCGGCCTGATTAGAGAGATCGCAAGAGCCAGTGATGCTGAGAACATCTATCTCAAGGCATCGGAACACCTGATCCAAGGCGGCGTTGGCTATTGGCGCGTGCTTACCGAATACGAGGACGAGAACTCCTTCGATCAGGTTATTCGTATACGATCTGTACGCTCGCCGATGGGCGTTGCGATCGACCCCGATTCCAAGGAGCCAAGCGGAGCCGATGCCAATTGGGGCATGATCTTCGAGGACATCAAGAACGAATACCTTGAAGAGGAATATGAGAAATACAAGGACCAGATCGGCGCCGACAACGGCATTCAGCAGACCGGCACCGATGTAAGCTGGCAGAACGAGGATCACACCCGGGTAGCCGAATGGTATGAGCGGGAGAAATTCGAAGATCAATTGTTAGGCTTTGTCGATCCCGAGACGCAGCAGCCGCAAACCGCGTTCATGAGCGATATCGGGAATAAGGATATCCTGCAAGAAATCCTGCGCAACAAGAGCACGCAGAAGCGCAAGCTGGTCCGCACCAAGATTGTCTGGTATAAAATCTTCGGCAACAAGATCGTGGATTACCGCGAAGTACCGGGCAAAAAATACATCCCGATTGTCCGTATCGTCGGACAGGAAACCATCATCGAGGGTGTGCTGGACCGCAAGGGCATGGTCCGCAACTTAAAAGACCCGCAGCGGAATATGAATTTCTGGGTATCGGCGGGCGCGATGCAGGTGGCATTGCAGACCTCGGTACCGTACATCGGCGAGGTCGGGGCATTCGAGAACATCAAGGGTTGGGAGAACGCCAACAAGAGCCGGGCGGCTTATTTGCCGTACAATGGCTGGGATGCGCAGAACAGCCGCCAGATTGCCCCGCCGCAGCGCCCCGCGCCGCAGCAGATGGCCCCTGCCTTCATCTCCGGGATTCAGATCGCCTCGCAGCAGTTCAAGGATATCTCCGGCCAGCATGAGGCTACCCAAGGGATGCCGGGACAGGAAGTGTCCGGCGTTGCCATTGACAGCCGGAAAGTGCAGGGCGAGACCTCAACCTATCATTTCCCGGCCGCGCTGGCGCAGGGCGTCGCGCATACCGGGCGCATCATCGTGGACATGGCGCCCGAGGTCTACGACAGCGCGCGGTTGATTAGAATCTCCAATGTGGACATGTCGCAGACCGACGTGCAGGTTGATCCACAGGCCACCCAAGCCCACCAGGAGCAGGACAAGGGCAACGAGGAAAACGCCACCCAGGCGGTGTGGAATCCCAAGATCGGCCGCTATGAGGTTGAAGCCAAAGCCGGTCCTGACTTTGCCACCCAGCGCGAGTGGACTGTGGATGCCATGGGCAAAATCCTCGCAGCGAATAAGGAACTGTGGGGCGTGGTCGGCGATCTGTTCGTGGAGAACATGGACTTCCCCGGCGCTGAGGAAATGGCCGAACGGCTACGCAGGACTATCAACCCGGCTGTCTTGGGCAAGGGGCCGACGCCGAACGAGCAGAAGCTACAAGGCCAGGTCCAGCACGGCCAGCAACTCCTGCAAAGCCTGATGGATACATTGGCAAAGAAGCAGAAGGAACTGGACGATAAGAACGAGGAACTGCGGATCAAGCAGGAAGACACTGACATCAAGCTTGGCGATGCGATGACGCGGCGCATCAAGGAAGTCGGCAACGCACAGGCCAACTTCGCACAGGCGGGGCTTGAGCCTGAGATCAAAGCCATCATGGGACAGGCCACGGTCGAGGCGTTGAAGGAACCGCTAGCGTCTGCACTGGCTGAACCCGAACCG